GTTCTGGTAGAGAATCTGGTACTGAATATTTCGAATGTGTGATATGTTGTGACTGTGGTGCTACAGGAGGAACAGTTACACAAATAGTACCCCCACATCCAGTATGGACTGATGGTTATGGGACACCTGTAACCCAGATGGGTTCAGTATCATTGGGTGGGATGTTTGGACTAAATAATTAAAAAAGTATGAATATGAATTTAAACAGAATAATTAAAAGAATTTTAATGGAAGAAGAGGAACACAGATCGTCAAGATATATGTTCTTTTCTAATCTTGAACAAATGAGAAGACAATGTGATTTATTACTAGATTTAGACCAAGAAATGGTAGAATCAATATTGGAAAATGGACATGATTGGGCTCAAGATCACATATCCGAAGCTAAAAATAATATGGATCAAGTTTTTGATTTTATTATGAACGAATCCAAAAAAGACGGTATGGAAATGTCAATGAATATTGATGACAAAGACATGATGTCTGAGGGTAGAAAAAAATCAGGTACTAAATTGTGTTCTAGAGGTAAATCAGCGGCTAAATCTAAATTTGATGTTTACCCAAGTGCTTACGCTAACGGATATGCTGTCCAAGTATGTAAAGGTACAAAACCAGGACTTGATGGTAAAAAACGTTGCTCACCACCTTATTGTTAAAAAAAAATCAAAAAATTTGTTTAATTAGTTTTTTCGTGTATATTTGTCAAACAAATTAACATTATGAAAAAGAAACTATTTAGATTTTTTAGACGTTTAAAATTAAGGTTTTATATCTGGATGAAGAAAGGTAGAGTTATACCAACATATGAGGACCAAACAACCACATATGAAAAAACTTGTTTTATGATTTGTTTAAAAGTTATAAAACACCCATCTACTAAATTCATGATCGCTCCCATGTCATCCAAAAGATACATGGAAAATAAAGAACTAGATATTTTCATCACCATGGATTATACTAGAATTGATTTAACAAATCACGTATACCACTATAGTGTTAAATTATCTAACCGTGACTGGGAACGAGTAACTCAAATTTTTGACATAGAAACGGAAAAAAGAAGATTATCTTATGAGGATACCGTTAATTCACAGATTAAAAACTCACTACACAACGTTTTAGAACGAATTTCTAATCTCGATAAGGATTCGGTTAACTAACTTACCAATCGATTCGTTACGGGTCTTATATGAAGTCATAACAGGTTTTTGACCTTTACCACTTTGTGTATCTTTCTTTTCAGCTTTTCGTTTTTGTTGACAAGCAGCTTTTTTTTGTGAATCTGACATTTTACCAGCTACACCAGCTGCTCTACATTTAGGATAACCCCCCTTATTAGTGTCTGGTCTACCACACGGTGGGTGTTTACCATCTACCTTTCGACAAATATTAACCCATGGACCTTTTGGTTGTTTTGATCCTTTAGGTTTTTTCTTGGTACCAAACCAAACCCCCAGGTCTTCATTAATTGTGTGTACGGGATATGTTTCCACATCGTGTGATTTTGTATGTGGGTCCTTTTCCCAAACACCAACAATACGATTAATATTATTTTTAAGTGTTTTTTCTTTATGTTTTTTTGTTGTGTGGTGATTAACTTCGTCCGTATATGGACCTAAAATATGTTTTTTCCATTTACGTAATCCTAATTCTACAGGTCCATTGTAACCACCAGCTGAAATAGTGGTATCAGATTCAGTTATTTTACCCGGAAATGGATTTATTATATTACCCTCATCATCACTAAATGTTAAATTGGGGTGTTTTTTTAAATATTCGGAAGATTTCTTAGCTTTTTTTTCTATTGATTTTATTTTCTTTTTTGGTGTATCCATTTTACCATCATAACTGTCATATTCTAATTCTGGACTATCATATTTTGATACAGGTACTGTATATGGATCTAATTGATCTTTTTTAAATAATCTAATCCCGTTCTGAAGTGGTCCAATATAAGATCCACGACTTCCATTAGTGGATGTCACTTCTTGTATTATTTCCTTTATTTTGTTATTACTTATCATTATACTATAAATATCTTTATGGAAGAAAAAGAGGAAATTTACGGTAATTTGTTTGGATCTATAAACATCTTAAATGAAGACCATTTAGAACTAATGTTATCAACAATGGATAGGGAAAAATCAATCTATTTCCTGGTCGAATCTGTTAAATCAGCTCATAACCGAGGAGCGTTTACCATCGGTGAAACTGAAGTAATATCAAAAGCTATTAGGGTACTATCTAATACCTAATTATCTTCCTCATTGTCCCATCCTCATACAACTCAAATACAATACCCTTAGTATCATTATCAACCTCTCTACCAACTATATCAACATATTTTAATATCTTTTTAAATTGCTTTGTATTGTCTAAAGATATTGGTCCGTATGTTTTACACTGACCATCAAAATCATATTGTTTTAATGTGTAATAATTAATTGTGAATTCACTAATATTATCCAAATAACTATAATAAACCTTTGTGTTACTGTTACCTGAAGCTGTTTTTGTTGATACAACTTTCCAAGTTTCACCATCAGTACTTCTCTCAATTTGGAAATAATCTGAGTTATATTCTGAAGCTGTAACCCACTTTATTAAATTAAATCCGGGATATACAACACCATCAAAACTAATAAGTTCAACCGGTAAAGGAACCGGTGAATTAGCTAAAATACCAAAAGTACCTGTTGTCCCACCACCATATTCCCAAACTCTAATATATATTGTTTGTCCAGGACTTAAACTTGTTAAGTAGAGATACGGCATTAACCCATTAACACTATTATCATCATCACAAGCTATTTCAGTTAAAGAACCGATAGATCCAGTGTAAACTGACATACCAGCGTCCGTAATTACACCTTGTATCATGTCTATCTCAACAATTCCGTTTGATGGTACCACTAAACTAAACCATACGTCCTCACCTGTATAACTAGCACAACTTGGTGTGGTAACTGATGTAGATGTTGAGTATAAATTTGTATATGTTGAATAGGTTCCAGTGTTTAATGTTAAAGATATAGCACCACTTGGATTATCGTTTATTGGTGGTGTTAGTGTTGTAAATGACCATGAGGTACATCCCACCGGACTACCGGATGAGTTTTTAGGTATAATTTTCCAATAATATGTTGTGTTAGCAATTAAAGTTCCTGGTGAGTAAGTAGTTGATGTTGTATTTGTAGTCGGTGTTACTGGTAATGTTGTACCAAAGTAAACATCATAATTACTAGCGTACGTTGTTGAAGGCCAGGATAAGGTTGGGGTTAATGAAATATTAGTTGCTCCGTTTGTTGGTGAGGTTGGTGACGTTATACAACTTGGTATTGATAGTGATACTGAAGTTATACTAGCTAAAAACCCACCCCAAGTGCCAACATTGGATATATCAGTTGTCCATCTAATTGTTAATTGACCTAAAGAATTGGTTGCAACAATGTTTGATGGTATTGTTGTACCATTTAGAGTAGCTAATAACGGTGATGAGGTATTTGGACCATCATATACGTATAAATAATCATAAGTAGTCTCCAAATCCATCTGTGTGAACGATAATTGTAATTTTTTTGTGTTATCAGACGGTGTTAGGGTTATTGTTCTATCAACACTATTACCGTATCCGGTAGATATCGGACCAGCTGGTCCTCCATCGTCAGATAATGAATATGTTAATGTTGATGATAATGTTTGTGAACAATTAGATAAAACCGGTATTAATGTATTTTGTGTTGATATTGTTGATGTTATACTTAAATCATCAATATACCTTTCATGAGCTCCTGAAACTCTAGAATCTAAAAATCTAATAAAAACATTTGTCAAACCTAACGATCCTAAATCAAGTGAATATTGTGTATATGTACCCGTAACAGTAGTTATTGTAGATCTAGTTGTCCAAGTGGTACCATCCGGTGAAGTTTGTATGTTTAATGTCCAAGCGGTTGTATTAGCACTTCTACGGTACCAAAAAGACAAAATACTAGGATTGGATATTTGTGGGGTTCTAATCCAGTCACCAGTACCATTAAAACCAATAGCGTGAGTACCAGTTCTAACTGGGGTTGTAACCGCTATCATGGAATTTGCTGTCCACGTACCCCCTTGTGTTGGTAATGTACTCGTAAAACTTTCATAAATAATGTAATTATTACATTGTGATCTAGAGGTAAAACTAATGAAAATCATTAGTAAAAAAATAATATGTTTTTTCATAATAAATGTGTTGTATTTAATAAATATTTACACAATACATTATCATTTCATAAATTAGTCAATAAATGAACAAAACGTAAGTAAAAATTAACATATAATAAAAAAGGTCAGATTTCTCTGACCTTTTCTTATTCTAAAGATATATTGATTATCTCAATTCTCTTAAATCAAATGTACGAACTCCATCAACTGTAATACGTCCATAGAAACGGTTGTTAACCATTTTCTTAGCGTATCTTGTCATGATACCCTTGATAGGTGTGAAGTTGAATGGGTTATACATTGTAGGTGTTAATTGTAGAGGTACGTACGGAGCGTAGATGTATCCAGTGTCTAATAAAGAAGTACCTTTGTGACCCAACAAGATTTGGTTTGGTGGGAAGTAAGGATCTCTATACACTTGGTAACGACCAGCTAAAGTACCAACTCTTTCGATACCCATGTTGTATTGATCTTGTTCAGGTGAAGCGTTAGATACGTGGAAGTATTCTAAGTCATCAAAAATAGCTGAAACTTCAGAAGAAACAACGATCCAGTTAGCACCACCACGAAGAGTTGACTTGTGGATTTGAGCTGACAATTGGTTGATCGCTGTAATCAATGTTTGATTCCAGTCTTTTTGGGTGTAAGAAGTTACTTGTTGTACTCTTCTCCATCCGTTGTAATCCCAACGTAGGTTCCAAGCCGCACCTTTACGTAAGTCACGTAAGATTTCACGGTCGATTTCCGCAGCTACTTGTTCAGATAATAAAGCTGTTAATTCAGCTTCAGCGTCGATGTTGTGGAATGCCGCAACGTCTTGAGCTAATTCTGGAGACCATTGAGCTCTTAGTTTTCTTTCAGCGACAGAAACTGTAACAGATTCCAAGTCGAAAGAAACCTCACCAATTTGATCTTCAAACTCCAAGTTTTTATAACGTCTCCAAACAGCTGTGATTGATTCAATATCAACTTGAGATACGGTTGTAGACCCAGTGTAACCATCTAAAGAAGTATCTTTACATGTAGCACAAGCTGGACAAGAAAGATCAGCTTCTAAGTAGATACATCCGTCAACATCACAAGTGTTGTTAAACGCACCACCGTTACCATTTTTTGGATAATCAGTGTACTCTAGATTTGATGTTGGTTGAACAATACCCTTACCGTAGATTTGTGTTACCACACGGAACAATAAAGAGTTAGGATCACCATTAGTGTTAAATAATGGAGTACAAGGTGAATTTTGAGCTAAGAAATTTGTATTAGCGTATAATCTAAGGTCTGACAAGAAAGTTTCTGAATCTACCTCATGACCATCAGGTCCAATTAATTTACCAATACCTGGAATAGCTTTCCATCCACAAAGTTTAACGATAACCTTACGAAGGTTTGTTTGACTATCTAATTGACCAGCGTCAGCGTCCTCTAAACCAGATCCAACCCATACCTGCATTACTGTAGTTTGTGAAACAGCGGTCCAAGAACCTTTAGAGTAATCAAATAACCCTGGAGGATCTAATTCACCTTCAGAACCTTCATAAAATAAATCATAAAGATTTTTCTTGAATGGTTTGTTATTAATTCCAGCATATCCTGGGTACCCTTGACCTGGATCATTCTCACCTTTAGCTACCGCTTCTGGTGATCCGATTGGTGAATAATGTTCACCAAATCCAGTCCATCCGTTAGCTGCACTTGGAGTATCTCCTGTAGCGTAACCTTGGATACGAGGAATAAAGTAGAACAATTTACCGATTGGTAAGTTCATAGCTTGTACCGATACGATATCGTTAGCTAATAATTTAGAGAATACTCTTCTCACGATAGGGAAAACAACAGTTTCGAAAGCTCCGTTTGAACCTTCAGAAGTTGCTTCGTTAATTAGGAAAGACGCTTGGTTCTCATATAACTGAGCTACGTTTTCTTTTAAGTGTCCTTTAAGACCCTCTAGGAACCCTAATCTGTCCCATTTGTTTATTGTGTCTTCTTTGATAACTTTAAGGTGCTTTAACCCGATGTTACCTACAAGACCTGATTCTAATAATGCTCCCATTTTTTAGGTTTTTATTTTTAGGTTTATTTATTTTATTTTTGTCATTAAGTCTTTCATTCTTAAAAACTGAGGATTCTCATAAGTTTTAGATTCAATTAGATTAACAGCTGAACCATTTGTTGGTGCTTTAGATACTGTTCTCTCGATTGATTCTGTAATATTACTAGATTCAGTTTTTCCTTCTGAAAGTTCTCCTTTAATTGACTGATAAAGATTCTTAGATTCTTTTAAAGTATCAACATTGTCAAACCTTTTAAGAATATTAAGTTTCTCTTGTTTAGTTGTTGAGTGTTCTGTAAATAATCGTGTAGCGTAAGCCAAATTAGAATTAAATACAGCCACTTCATTTAGTTTATTTCTAAAAAGATCCAAAGCTTTTCTATATTCCTCATTCTTATTTCTTAAAACGTGAAGTTCCTCAGTACTTTCTTTTCTTAGGTGTCTTGGAGCTGCTTTTGGTTTATCTAACCCCATTCTTCCAAATCTTTTTCCGTTACCAAGAGTTCTAGAAGCTTCCTTTGTTTCTTTTTTCTTAGATAGTGGTTTTAATTTGCCATCAGAATTAACTTCCTCTTTGTACTCAAATTTAGCTTTACCAGTAAATTTGTGTTTAGGACCTTCCTTCATGTCCTCATCAAAACCTTTGTCTAAGTTTGGTCGTTTACCATATTTGAATTTTGATGCTGATCCCATACCCATACCTTTAGCTTTGAATGATTTAGATTCACGAACTACTTCATCGTCGTCAAAATTAATTTCATCGAAATCAATCTCATCCTCATCAGAATAATCCTCATCAGAATAATCGTCATCGGAATCAACATCCATCTCAATTTCATAAATTGTATCATCCGGATTGTAAGCTCCTGACATTTCATCTTCCATCTCATAAACCATAGGGTCTCCCTCATTTAAATCATCATAATCTTCCATCTCATAAACCATAGGGTCTGATTCATATAAGTCATGACCCATATAATCATACTCATCAAGTTCAAGATCATCTAAATCCATTTCGAATTTTTTAGATCTACTTGGTTTATTAAATTTAGATTCATGACCGTGATCTCTGTGTCTTTTAGACTTTACCGGGATTTCAAAATCATCTTCAAAATCATCTACTTCATATTCAAAATCTTTCATGGACTCGTTTAATTTAATTAAATACTCATTATCATCATCTGTTAAATGAATCATGTTATCGTCTTTTTTGACAATAATACCATCTTCATCACTCATAGCTTTAAACACCTTAAGAACTTCCTCTGGTGAAGCGTCAGTCATGTCAATAGTCTCTTCATCATCAGCCATCATGTCATCGTCAGCCATCATGTCATCGTCAGCCATCATGTCATCATCAGCCATCATGTCATCATCAGCCATCATGTCATCATCACCTAGATCCTGAGTGTCGTCCATAGGTTCTGCAACCCCTTCTACTTCGTCTTCGTCATTATCAACCGCTGGTTCACTTTGTTCCATTAACGATTCTTTTACTAAAGATTTGATTTCTTCTTTCATTGTAGATTGAAGTATTCCCTGTGCGTTCTCTTTAATAACATTCTCCAAATTATTAATCTGGAATAGTGTATCTTCTACTAAAGAATTTTTTTTCATTTATTATTTTGTTTCCATATAAATAGTATTGAAATTAAAAAAATTCAAATAATTAGATTTTTATATGAAAAAAAAATGGGGACACTATTGTGTCCCCAAGTATAAAAAATATTTATTTATTTTTTTTATTCGATAACCTCGTCAATTTTACTTTCGGTTATTGACGTAATTCTCCAGTCCATTGTGTAGTTTTCATACACTTTTGTTACTTTAGCTTCAACATCAGTTGGGCTATATCCCAAAACTAACTTTTCTTCTTTTACTTTTCTAACTTTACCGGTTTCACTGTCTAAAAGATCCGACGTGATCTTGGTTACAAAATACATTTGTCCTTGTTCCATAATTTTATTAATTTATTAATTTAGGACAAAAATAAAACTTTTTTTTCTATTTGTCAAGAAACGAAGATAATTTATCCATTAGACTTTTTGTTTTGTCTATTGATGATGATTCCATTCCGGTTGCTCTACCAATATTCATTTTCTTTTCTTCCTCTAAATTTTCTTCATATTTAAATCTGTCATCTTTATTTAGGAATAAATAAGCTCCAGGAGTTGATGGTGATGAAACCAGGTCAAAACATATTAATTCAAAGTCATCCTGTACTTCATTCCTTTCACCCACCTTTTTTAAGGATCCAACACCTCTAGATGAGATGCCAAGTGTAACCCCTTGTCTAAGGTAATTAGCTGCTATATCACCTTTGGTTGAACATATTCCTCTTTCATGAAAACCAGGACTAGTTAATAATCTTAATTTACCAAGTAATACTGGACCATCCCACCATATATCTGTAATAATGTGTGACGCACGATCCAGATCAATTAGTGATGACTCTGGGTGATTTAACTCGGATAATGAAATACCCTTGTCAATCATTTTTCTGTAATTATCCGCCTCTCTCATTAATATATTCTTAGGATATACACGACCATTTCTATTAGGTGTGTCGTACTTTTGGAGTACAGCGTAGAACTCAAAAGGTTTTGAGTGGTCCATAAAACTTTTGGATTCCATTATATAATGATTGTTTTCCGACTTAGGATTTATATACCCAGCGTCGTACTCAATTAGAATACCTTTACCGGTTTCATTAGGTGCTAATATTTTCATTTTAAAGTTTTATAATAAATATTAAACTTTTTCTGTTTTTATCTTAACATCTTTATAATTTCCATTTTTAGTTAAATAAAATTCAAAATGTGAATTATCATTTAAAACTTCAGAATATATTCTTTTAACTAAATTTTTTAATGATTTTTTTATTTCATTTGATTTAAAATCCATATTTTCGGTTAAATATAAATTTATCTCTAAATTCATAAATGATTTTTTATTCATCTGAATTCCACTAGACCTTAAATCTAGATCTACTATGTAATTTTTATTAAATAATGATGTATCTAAATTATTATATATTGAATGTTTTACTGATCTACTCATGTTCATAATAACTCTTGACCAGTTTTCAGACTCGTATTTTGGTTCTACCCAGGTCTGTAAATTTAGATATAAAGATTTTAAATTTTTTGAGTCGACGGTTCCGTATAAAACTTTTGAATTTTTAAAACCATCTATTTTTGACGTTTTTCCTTTTTTCATTTCTATTTTTCATAGTATATTTGTTTATTTTTTAATAAGTTTACGAAAAATTTGTATATATATCAATATAATAAACATTTAATTTAAATTATGTTAATAGTTAAAGTAAGAAAAAATGAAATTGAAAAAGCTCTTAAAGAATTAAAGAGTAAAGTGATTAAAACAAGACAGAATAGTTTTCTAAATGATCGAAAAGAATATAAAAAAAAATCTGTCATAAAAAGACAGATTTTAAATAAAGCTATTCATAGAGAAAAATTTAAAAATCAAAATTAAATATCCTCATTAAGTTTTTTTAGTTTAACGTACGAGATTTTATTAAATGTCTCGTTTTCGATTTTCGATATTGTTTGATCAATCGTATTAATCACATCAGAATCCGATTCATTCATTTTTAAATTATTTAATCTGGTAATTGAGTTTTCTTTTATAAAATTAAATTCTATTTCCAATTTATTTTCATCCTCAGTCATAATTTTTTTAATCTCATTCTTTTCTGATTCTGATAATGTATCTAAATAGTCATTTACCGTTTTGTTAGCTATGTTCATTAAATTAGATAAAGTTACATTAGGTTTTGATTCCGTAATATTTTGTGTATCCATTAAATTTGTTAAAATATTTTTTTTACTTTTAACTTTTTCCTCAAGTTTTGTAACGTTAGTTGTAAAAAGGTTGTCAATATCAACATATCTATTTTCCGATTTTAAATGTCCAATCCACATATTAATTTCGTCCAGGTCTGACCTTGTTATATTTTTTTTAATTGATTTAAATTCCGAAATACTTTCGGATATAAAATCATTACCAACAGACTCTGATAAACCCTTTTTTGATGATAATTCATCATACATTAGGTATAATTTGCTTAAATTTTTATTATTTAAAATTAATTGTTCAAAAACAAATAAATCTTTTTTCATTGTGTTGTTGACATATGAGTAAACCAGCTTGTCCTCAATTTTTGTTTTTAATATACC